CAGGGGCTACATACGTAGACCTCGAAGCAGAGTCTGTCATTGAATACCCTAAATGCCCATGTGCTTGTGTACACATGGAGCTTCCGTAGTGTCACTTGCGGTAATATTTTCATTGTTCTCCTTCTTCAAATGTGTTGAGTATATTCCTGGCTGAGTATATAAGGGACTCTATAAATTCCCCGTACTTATCCTCTACCAGTTTCTTGACAGTTGCTGATACATACTCACTGACTTCTTTATCAGCAACACCTATCCACTCATCCAGCACCTCGATAGGGTTGTCAACGAGAACATCGTTGATGTAGAGCCTCACTTCAATCCCCTCTATAGGAGACTCTATTATTTGATTTACCAGCTCCTCACCCAAGGAACACAGAAACCATTGTACATTCTTGGGCAACTCACTATATTCAGGCATGTCACTCTCCTTTGTCCTTGAACATACACTTCAAGCACTCTATCATTCCCACTACACAGAACCATATCCCAATGCTCAATAATAACGCATAGATATGACTCATCTCTATAGGACATATCATCATATGCCTCCTTCTTGTCTAAGTAACCATTGACACGTCCATTCATATATCTTGAACTGAGACATCAGGATGAACTCCAATGACCATGTATATGTATTGGGGTCATATATCCCTAAGGAACATATTATGATTATCCCATCATATACCTTGGCTATCCTACCTACCATCGGTAAGACCCTCTTCATCATCCCTAATATGTATATCATGCTAAACGCTCCTTCTTCCCTATATCACATAATACACGTGATACTACATCACACCATATCACACTATATCACATCACTGTAATCGCTTTTACGGGGGTATAGCCTTCCCTCTCTCAATCATCCTTATAGACCCACAGGACGATGATAAGGGCGACAAATATAATAATATCGACGCATGTCATCTCCATGTAGTGCTTCCTCCTTTCTGGTGTAATTGTGACACCAGTTCTGATAATTGGTCTGTGATGAGAGTACCAGTGTCATCCCAGGCATCGTAGAACACACTATCCGTTCCTGCGAGGGAACACTGTAGGAAATAAATAGTCATGGCAACTCTCAACACGTTCTGCCATGACATGATGAAGGACTCCAGGGTAGGAGCATACATCTTGTGCCCTTTCTGGACTTCCATGAAGAAATATAACATTACACACCTCCCATGGAGTAGTACGCCACAATTTGTATTACTCCAGTGTAATAACCGAATCCAGTGTATGAATTACTACACGGGATGAACACTAGGTGATGATAACACAATCACCGTGTCTGCCATCCATGAATAGCAGACAGAGTGGGGGGAGGAGCCGAAGCCCCTCCCCCGTGTCCTACTATTGAATGGTTTCTAAATCGTAAGCATTGGGAGCAGCGAAGTCCAATGCCCGACTAGAACCTGGGATAATGCTGAGCATAAAATACTCAGGAGAAGCCAGCCGTTTGCCATCAACGGTCAATGGCCACACACGGTAGTAATCCTTCTTAAGCTCATTGAAGGGAATGACTTTCCCATTCACACGAATCTCCAACTTGGATTTCTCCTCCTTGGTAGGTTCAGGTTTGGGGTCATTGTTCTGCTCACGCAGTTCCTCTTCACGAGCCTCACGGTTACTAGCGGTATCTTCCTGGTTGTACTCAGCCAACCGAGCGAGTTCGGCAATCCTGAGGGCGTCCTGGGTGGTCTCGCCATTCAGAAGTAGGCTCAGTTCCTGATAGATACGCTTGACAGCGTTCTGCAACCCATCAAGAACCTTACCGTCCTTGCTCTCGCCAATGGTACATGGGACGTTGACGCTTTTACCCTGGAGAAGTTCCAGCAGAGCGTCATGCTTCAACTCTGCGTTACATTCCCCTGTGTAGGCATCCACCCACGTATTGTTCAGCACGAGCTTGGACTCGTTCCGCTTGTAGATGCTGACCCAGGTGGTCATGGGAACAGCGACTCGGACGTTCTTAGCGTTCAAGAGGGATGGATACCTCACGCGATAGACGCGTCCCTTGAGTTGCTGTGTACCCCAAACACCTTCAGTGGGGCCAGCGAACACAGTTGAACGAGCGTAGCCAATGCTACCATTGGAGCGGGGCTTGTCGGCACCTTCCTTGTAAAGCGCAACCGCACCATCCTGACCGAAGTCGTACATGTTTCGCACGAATCCGTCAAGGATAGCGTTCAGGTATGAGCGCATTACATAGAAGTTGTCCTTGCCGAACTGCAAGCTAGTCAGCTCACCCGTATGGTTCACGGGAATAAAGCGAAACGACATCCAAGTTTCCTCGGATGGTCTGCCATATTTTGTTTGAGACTTGAACTGATAGCGGTTACCGTTGAGTTCCAATATCTCGGACATTTTACACTCCTTCGCCCCATAGGGCTTGATAAATAGAATATCTACGCTTAGCTATGTCCTTAGCCTTGCGTAGGGCCAACTTAGAGAGAATCTCATAACCCTCGGTGTACTGAGCGTTATGTGGATACGGATTCTCCAGCGGCAACCCGATGACACCGAACCAGTTACGGATTGCGGTCTCTTCGAGTTCCGCTAAACTAGGATGTTTACGTCTCAATAGGCACCTCCTCTGGTGCAACTAATTAGGGTGTCCCGAAGGACACCCTTCTCCCTACTGCCCATTCTTTTCCCCCGTTACCTTGCCCTTCCTATCGTGCTTGACGACAGGCGGCATACCCTGTACTTGCCCGTACTGGTCTACCCAATACGGGAAGAAGACAGGAGAGTCACGGCGTATCTCCACGCCTCCCATAGGAGAGGGGCGGTCGACACGCCGCTTGCTATAACGGTCTACCTTATCTGTCACTTGGCATCACCTCCTTTCATAAGGTAAATAGCGTGTTCTACCAATAGCGCACCGTGGGCACATACTTCTTTTTCGCAAGGTGCTCGATAACTCTGGCAGGGAATACAGCAAAATCTGCCTCGATGCGCCACTTTGTCCCTAGTGGGTAATCATCTTCATCAGGTTGATAAGTGGCCTCTATCTGCCAGAGACCATATTGCTCGTCAAACATAGCAATAAACCCAAGGACATTTTCTGATAAATTGCACTCAAAGAAAATTCTCCACATGTTGCCTCCTTTCTTCTAATCTCTACACATAAAGTGTAGGTGTCAGCACATCAATCATTGAATCCCCCGACTGATGTGCTAGACCTATACTCTAGGCATTTCAAGGCTTCTCAGGCCACCAACTTCCACAATGTGTGAAAGTAAGGAAGACCCTTTATTCACATGTAGTGAAAAGGGAGGGTCTTTGTTGTGGTGTGTCATGCTGTCACACATGACTATTCGATTGTAACGGCTAGTGTGGCTGAGTCAGGCAATCCATATAGAACTTCGCCGCACGAACTGTTGGAAATTCCATATTCGTTGAATTGACCAAGCCTGTCTTGTCGCCAGTGCTCTTGTATATCACTCTCCCTACACGTGTGTGACATACAGAGCGACCCTTTTCGTCGCTCGAATGAACGACTTTCCCGTAGGAGTGCTTCCCACGGTTGAAAATGGTCTGTGATGAAGCTGCTGGAACATTTGCCATGACATTTCTCCTTTAGAATGGATTGAAGTTGGATGCCGCCCATTGTAGCTGTAAGCATATGTAATATATGCCAGCCACAAGAGCCGCCACCATCGTCCAAAAACAAACCTTGACGAAGTTCACGGTACACCTCCTTTATAGTATTTGCTCTGATTGAGAGCATATTGATATGGCAGAGGGCTTATCCAGCTCTGCCATACGCATATTCTCTAAATCATAGGCTCTCCTTTTCTAGTAAGAGCAAGCTCTCTAGTTGGTATGCCACACGATTCTGTGTGGATTGACATGAGGCCACGGAAAAGCAATCTTTCCGTATTTAGTATCCCTTCGCAGGAAACCACTGAATACGCATTGATTATCCGAGTATTTGGATGTCTCATGCCAGTACAATCCACCGCCACCCCATTCTTCAACGGCAGCGTTGTGGTTGTCAATCACATCGTTGGCGAGATTTATCAGGGAAACAATGCCCTGTTTCCAATCACCACGATTGTTTTCAATCAACTGGCACAACCACAAGAGTAAAAAATTTACAGCATCTTCAGACATCATGTTTTCTCCTTACCATCCAACCTCGATGGCATAATGACCAACGCCAACACGGAACCCATGTCTCTTGTAGGATTTCTCCTTCCAGACAATGTGCTCGTTGCGGCACCATCCACCACTGACCATGAAGTAGAAGCCAGATGGGAACATGACGAAGAAACAGGGCCATTCGTCATTCGAGATAATGAACTCCACTTTTACACCTCCTTACTATTATGAATAGGGCATTGGCCACATGCCAATACCCGACCATCACCACCTAATTGGAGGGGAACTGCACCCTCTGTATCGTGGTGGATATATTTCACCGCGCCATGTATTTCGACACGGTATAGATAACACCCCTGCCTATCTGGAGGCAGGGATACGCCACAACTGGCACTTACACTCTTCATACTAATCATTTTGTTCTCCTTCCCTGTGCATAATATAGGTTGGCACAGGTAATGCCCTAACGGGTATTGAAAGGAGTTTATTAGTAAGAGCCACACAGCCTAGCCTCCCTCCCTCATGCTAGGCTGAAGGGCGTTACTAAAAACGAATACAGAGTCTCAGGTCTTCCCTATCAACAACGTTGTATTCGTTCTCTACCAGCAACGAGTACAACTCATCGCAATCTGTTTGGTTGTCGCAGTGGACAACCAAATCATTGTCAGCATTGTAATAATATTCAATACTGACAATGGCTGATAACAGCCCAAGATACCCAAGTAATTTCTTAGGCATTTTATTCCTCCTGTTTATAAGATTCCATAGTTGACTGGCTTCTAACGAGCCTCGGCTAAAATCTACTAGCAGAAGGAGGAGAGTATGAGTCTCCTCCTTCCAGTACTAGGTTTAGTGGGCGACAATCTATACGTGTTCAGCCAACCAGTTTCCTTCGCCCTAGGCTGGTTTGTTGGAAGGTTTTACGGCTGCACGAGACGGACATTGTGTCTTATGACAGCACAGCACATCGCCTTACTATATGTTCTTCCCTTTTATAGTAGGTATATACTATGACCTAAGTAACAGGAGCGGGAAAAATTTTTGGGTCTAGGGGAGACTATCCCCTTTACAGTATAGGCATACAGACAGCGATGATAGTGCAATACTGTTAGTGTATATAATCAATGACTAATAGCATTGGATAATACATGCTATATGAGGTAAAGACCTCAGTCATATATGATACACATGTTGTTTTGCACAAGACACAATTATCCTCCTTATTAGGCAAGTAACCCTTTGTTAACGCAGTGAACGTCTGCGTGGGAGGTTGGTAACTCTCATCTCCTGGATACTGTCAATCTTATCCAAAGAACTTGTTATAGTCTTGTTCTGTGATTTGGATGTGGATTACATAACACTCATTCTCATTGTGTGTCGTGACGTAATTGAAAGCGGCACTATTGACTAGCAAATCTATGAGTGCCTTGAATACGCCATAATGAGAGATGAATATATCAAGAAAGTATAGGTCGGTCTTGAAAGCACCACTATATCGTGACCTTCCCCAATCTACACCTTTCAAAAGACGCAGAAAGGTAATTAGAGTTGTTATCTTGTTATACCTTGCTTCTCCAATCATGTCAGCCTCCTGTTTATAAATATAGAAATATATTTAGTATCCAGGAGACAAGAGCTACCAACCCATCCTATAGGAAAGGTCAGTAGCTCTTTTCTCCTAGGCATTGAATATATCTAAACGTTTCCCCAAGAAATTACAGCTTTCTTTAGAAACAAATGTCGCCTGTTATAGGCATAGAGTCTTCTATGCTCTATGCCCCAACAGGGATGCTTATCCCAATTAGTTACTTGAATCTGCCACGCATTTATCCAAATCCAAAAGGCCCAGTGATAGCGACCCAATGTCATGCCTGGACGCACACGTGGTAATGATGGAATACGCACTCTACAATACATTACATAAGCATCATGCTTTGTACTATAGAAGCATACTTGGAAGTGGACATACCAACTAATCCACAATCTTCCAAGATGTACACCATATCGCCAGATTTTGTTTTTCATTGTATACTCTCCTTTTTGTGTATATGTGTATATGCCTAGGAGAGAAGAGCCACCAACCTCCCATGTAGGAGTGTTGTGTCTCTTAGCGTCGATGTGACCTTTCGGTACAGTCAGTATCTGCTATGGGCTTAGGGATAGGGCCATAGGTCTCTGATACCTTTTAGGGTTGTCCCTATCTGTACCTACGGGTTCTGTTACGTGCTTGGACACAAGTCCCACTTCAGGAGCAACCTGAAGCGCAAACGGACTTGCCGCTGTACGCTCTCACGCTCGGATTTGCACCTTATGGCCGTGCGTGAGTGGTGAATATCGGACAGGAAACCAAGGTGGACTTACCGCCTAGCCTGTCCCACTAGGTCTGGAGGGCATCCTCCTACCCCCCTCGGGGGAGGGAGGGGAAGATGTGGTACCCCACCAGAATAAAGATGAACACCCCCGTGTTCACTTTATCGGTGTCACCACCATTACTATTACCACGCTACACATCCGAGGGGTATTGGGCATACTGAAAACAGTTTCGATGCTAATAATAGGGGGAATACGTTAATGGTATATGATAGGATATGGGTAATATTGACGTTAGGGGGTATGATGTGCTAATATTTCATGTGTTAGAGGGTTCTCTATATACTAAAAGTATTTTCAGTACTAGAAATAAGGAGCAAAGAAGATGGCGAGGATAACGCAAGAGAGTGACCCAGGACGATGGGAAGCACTGAGGCGCATTTGGTTGCAAGAGAAGCAACCTGGATGGGTGGTGGACTCCAAGAAGACGTATCAGGTGTTGAAGCTCCCTGGTGATGTGTTAGTTTTCGAGGAGACAACGATGAGGGAACTCTATGAGTCAACAAGCTTCTGAGGTTGAGTTGTGGGATACGCAAGATAGACCTCTGGTGCTATGGTTTATGGTAAATGGTGTGAAGGTTGAGAAGCATGTAAGGACGAAGAGGTCTGTTGGGAAGACCATATTTTATTTCAATAAGGAAGAGATAAAGCCTTATTTGAAGATGTGGCAATCAGGAGAACCCCTGCCAGTAGATTTCAGAGCTGTTATGCAAGCAGAGATTACCTTCAATTCGGTGATACATGATGAGATATAGATTTATGCAAGACGATGATGGTCATGTCTATCTAATTCCTGCCGAACTCAGGGAAGAGTTTATGAGGCTAGAGGAAGAGGGCTATGTAGATGGTAACTTTCAGCCCTTTATTGATAAATTTGACCAGTACAGAAAGGGATACAGTATTAGTGCCTATTCGTTCACTGACCCACAAGAAGACTAATGGCTAGAAAAGAACCATACAGGCTCACAGATGCCGAGATAGAGATAGTGGAGCGAGGTATCTATGAGCCTGACTATATTACCGACTATTTCTTCCGAAAACCTGGGAGGGAGAAAGGTTGGATATTTGACGACAATTTTGACCCTGAGGGGGCTTGGCAGAGGGATGTGCACCTAGCTGCTCAGAAGCGTATCATTGTAATTGGTGGATTTGGATGTGGAAAGACAAGGGGGATTGGTGTGAGTGCGTGTGTCTGGAGCATGACTACACTTGATTTTGCCTTTATGAATTGTGCTCCATTCTCATGGCAGACGGAGTTGATGTATAAGTTCATCATAAACCTGTCAAGAGACACCCCTTTCGAGAAACTGATTTACAGAAGTCCAATGAGACCGTATCCGCAGATTGAATTGCGGTTCTACTTCAAGGATATGCTGGTTGTCTCCAGTCAGGAGTTCATGTCAGTAGATGAGAACGCCAGTGCAATTCTGTCATGGGAAGGAGATTGGGTGAATATTGACGAGGCTGGTCAGATTGATGACCTAGAAGGTACAATCCGCAACCTTGGTTCTCGTCTTAGGGGAACAATCAACGGTAGAGAGCGTCTAGGAAGAATGTCAATGGTCTCAAACTCATGGGATAATCCTACCATGTGGGAGAGATATGAGCTTGCGATGTCGCAACCTGAAGACTACCTATCTATTACGGTATCTTCACGCCATAATCACAACGTCACAGAGGAACAACTGAAGTTCATGCTTCAGGACATTCCTAAAGATGAGCACGAGAGATTTATTGATGGTGCCAGACCAGAAGGACGTGGTAGGTACTTCTCTAAACCCAAAGTGTATAGGTGTGAAGACCAATATTATGCAGACTATATCCTTGATAGGTTTACATCGCATGAGCCAGGATATGCTATCGAGACACTACGTGGTGCTGGTGTTGTTTATTTCCAGACTCCTGCTGTCAAAGGTCACTCATATATGGTTCTTGGAGACCCTGGTATTGACAATGCTCCCAATAGGAACTCCCCCTGTATTATGGTGTGGGACGTAACTGACTTCCCGAAGAAGAAAGCGAATATGGTTGCCTTCTGGTGGGGTGCTGGTTTTGGTAGTATCACTCCATTTATAAACAGGCTACTGTACTTCATGTCAGACTATGACCCTATCTTTACTGGTGTGGATGCGACTGGCCCTCAGAAGAACACCAACGAGATACTGAACTTGGTGCTCACTTCAGAGAGAACAGATGAAGCTAAGATGCAAGAGTGGCTAGGAGCTGCTGACAGGACTAGGATTACCAATCTGAACGTTGAGGGGTTGGACTTCAGTACTGGAAGGAAGGCAGCTTATCTAATAGCTGGTAGAATGTTGATTGAAGCCAATCTTATGATATGGCCTAAATTCGTAATAGGGATGAGGAGCCAACTAACCAATTATGACCCTGAGAAAGACCGTATCCACAATCCTAAAATCGCTCAAGACTTGGTGGCGACGTACTGTATGTCATCTTACGCTATCCGTGTCTGGTTTGCTTTCGACCCTGAAGAATACTATCAGGCGCAAACAGGTGAACCTTCTGAACCGTTCAATCCAGAAGATGCAAGAACGCAGAGACTCCCTGGAAATGCAAGAGTTGGCACGAGACCACGCATGGCACAGGCAGATGAGGTTAGGGAACCGCTCAAGTAATAGGGCGAATACAAGAAGAAGTAAGACGATTTTTGATTAATTCGTATTGACACGGGGAACTTTGTGTGTATAATCTGAGATAGGTTTCCTGCACGGGAAATATTTTTCGCTATAGAGCCGTAGTTTTGAGCACTAACAACGCTCAAAGAACTGCGGTTTTTCTTATCCCTGGTGGAATATGACGGATTATTTATCTGGTTTTCTTGACATAATCAACGCTCCAACTTCATCTCCATTCTCCTTCAAAGACCTTTCAGGTTTTCCATCTACTGAATACTATCACAGACAACAAGTGTATACTGAATGTGAATACTGGTATACAGGTCAGGTGCTAGAAGAGACTGTAATGAGGGCTGGAGAGGCGATTGAGACGTATCCTGTTAGAGCTAACCCACTTCCAGGCGCAGTACAAAAGCATGTTGCCTCATTGTTCGGGATTAGCGAAGTAGAAGAAGACGATAGACCATTAGTGATACCACGGGTAGTACCAAAGGGGGATGATGACGCAGAGAAAGAAGCCGCCAAGAAAGCAGAAGACGTTCTATATGAAATCTGGTACGAGAGTAGTGGAAGAGGCATACAGTACGAGAATGGTGCCTGTTCTCAGATTTATGGTGGCTGTGTCTTCAAAGTGAACTACGACCCACTTGATGGACTTCGTAGTAATAAGGTCAGGATTGAGTCTATCCATCCAAAGTATTTCGTTGGAAGACCAGATGCTACAGACTACTTCAAGCTTCGTGAAGCATGGATTGTAAAACCAATCAGTTATGAAGAAGCTCTTACAGAGCATGGCGTTGCAATCAAAGAAGATTACCCGAACCAAACTGCATGGTTAGTTGAACACTGGACACTTACAAAGATAGAAGTGACAGTTAACAATGTCCCTGCGAAAAGACAGCTCGCTGATGGTACATGGAAGACTGTAACTGGCCCGAACCCGTGGGGTTTCATTCCAATCGTTTATATCCCTCACACTAGGTCTTATGGCTTTTATGGGGAAAACTTATTTGACAATGTGAAGGGTATCGTAAAAGAGCTAAATCTTCGTATTGCCGATTATGGTGATGCTGTCAGTGTTGACTCTCACTCATATCTTGGTATGCGAAACGTACAAGGTGCACCAACAATTCAGCAGCTTGCTCCAGGCTTGAATGTTGTAAACCTTCAGAGTACTCCAAACATCTCTGGACAAGAGCCAGTACCAGACATATTTGAGCTGAGAAAACCCTTGGCAAGCGCACCAATGGGTGCACTTGTTGTCGAGTTATATGACCAATATCGCCGTGATGCTTTCATCCCCAAAGTCGCTGATGGAGAGGACGAGGGTTCGCAGAGGTCTGGTCTGACACTCGCCATGAGAATGTTGCCTCTGGTATGGCACACTTGTATCGAGAGAGTCTTCTGGACTACAGGTATGAACCTGTTGAATAGAATGGTTCTCAAGATATGTGCTATCAAGAAGGAGGCAGGAATTACGATAGAGCAATCCATGTTGCGTATCAAGCAGGAATGGTCTCCTGTACTACCACGAGACCAGGAAATGCTTGTGAATGAGATTGCCACATTAGTAGCGGCGAAGTCTCTCTCCATAGAACGGGCAGTAGAAATGCAAGGCGTTGATGACATCAATGAAGAAAGAGAATTGATACTGTCGTTTTGGGAAGAGTTAGAAAAGCGACTTGCGAAAGTGCAAGCTGAATATGGCCCTCAGTTGCAACAACCGTTTGGTGGTAAACCAAGCTCATCGAGTTCGAGCGCATCTTCAGCATCCACTAAAGCAACCGCAAATCAATCCACAGAATAAGGAGCACGAAACATGGCTAAGAAATCCAATACCGAAGACCCTGAGACGACTACGGATGAGGTCACCTTGGAAGAAGAAATAACAGAAACCAAGACTGACGGTACGACCGTAAACGTCCAGCCGCACGAGGATTGGGAAAAACGCTTCAAGGGTATGCAGTCAGCTTACAACAAGCTTCAGACCCAACATGCCGAGCAGAGTTCTGAATACGAGAAGATGCTTGGTGAGGTCGAAGAGCTTAGAGCTACTATGAAGAACCTTGAAGGAGAGAAGAAGGGTATCCTGGAACAAGTCAATGAGCTATCTACAATGAAGGAAACCCTGGAATCTCAAATTAATGCCCACTCAATACAGGAGCAACGTTCTAAGCTAATTATGGAGAATTATATGGACTTAGCTGCTTTTGAGGCACAGGGGTTACTACCTCCTGCGAGTACCGTTGAGGAGATGAAGGAACGATTTGATAATTTCAGAAAAGCCTTCAACACTACGGTTGACCAAACTATGAAAACTCGTATGGTCGGTATGTCCGCTGCTCCTTCAAGCAACACTCCACCAGCAGCTAGAACTGCTGAAACCGTCTACGCTGAGCTTACTAGACTCGCTGGCGCAACACTACCAGCAGAGAGAGCACAGTATGACGCTCTTATGAAAGAGTGGCTGGAACTAAATAAATAGACTAATCTAAGAGGTGTACTATGGCCGCAGGAGATTTCGACCTGTATTATAGCGATGAGCCATTTAGTATCATGGATAAGAATCAGAGGACTTGGTTAGACCCTGATTTGATTGATATTTGGCGACAACGCTCAGTTTTTCGTCCTCTCATCACGTTCACTAAAAGTTTACTTGATGTTAGGGCAACCTCAATGTCCGTTACACAGTTACTAGACCCACATCCAGACACAACGCCTTTGGCGATGCGACAAATCTGGATGCCATCTATGCACATTGATAGTCGTGAAGTTGAGATTACATTCCAGCACAACGGCAACAAAATTGCATACCACAAATATGATGACATGATTACCTACTGGAAGCAAAACTCCCAGGCTGGTCTTCGTAGAATCGCTCGTGGTGCGCTAGGTGTTGCTGAAGTCGATATGAATGATATTCTCGCTCGCAACGCCCTGATTGGTGGTGCACTGACCACAGGCTATACCCTGTGGGCTGGTGGTGCTACTAATTTTGGCGATATTGCCACTGACGACCTGTATGACCCCGCTATTGGCGCAGACATCTGGTTGGGAATGACCTACCGTGATGTTCCTGGCGCACAGGGGCCAACTGGTGCAGAAGGCTCTATCGTGTGCTTCACAAGCCCTGGCGTAATATACGACATTCAGCAAGATGACGATTGGACTTCAACTCGTGAATACCTACAAGATAGGATGCTGTTGAACTACGAAGTCGGTGCTCACAAGAATGTTCGTTACGTCCAGACCCCCAAGTGCACTCTATGGAACTGCGGTGCCGTAATTGCCCGTGCGCCCATCACTGCCGCTATCAATGCTGGCGATGGCGCGCCTGTTCCTGGCGTCACCAAGGTAGATGGCACTTATAAGGTTGGTCAATCTTCATCTGGCATTGTCAACTATATCCAACTCGGCACCTTCACTTCAGGCAGTCTTGCACAGATTGAGGTCAATGACGTTATCTCAATCCACCAGACTGTCACAAGTACTTATGGTGTTACCGATGGCGTTGACTTCCAGGAAGGCAAACTGACCAATCGCCGTGTCGTAGCTATTGACTCCGTTAATAACAGGCTGGTGCTTGACAAACCAGTATTGGTTGACTTCAACACTGACCTGGGCGGCTTCTATGGTTACGTAACTTTAGGGCGTCATGTTCACGCCAGTATCTTTGTTGGAGGCCCACAAGCTATTGTGGCTGGTGTCTCTCAGCAACCACTGTTTTATGAGTTAGACCCGATTGATGACTTCAAGGCGATTTATCGCTTTAGCTTTGACCAGTATATGGGCTATCAGCCTTATCAGCCAGAAGTCTTCGAGGTTCTATTCTCTGCTGGCTCTACCAGAATCAAAGGCACACGCACGGTGCAATAAGCGATGACTACTTACGCTAATTTACATGACAGGGCATTGAGAATACTAGACGACCCCGCTGGCACGGACTATGATGACGATATAGTCTATGATAGTTTCACTGCCGCTTTCGATGCGATACTGCCGTGGGTTCCGATGTTCAATGAAGCTGTCTTAACTGCTGGCTCCATTGGTGATGTATTTCAGTTACCTGATGATGTATATAGCGTACAGGCGGTGCAACGGGTGGAGGACGGTTATTTCCTTTCCCGTGCTACCATCGCTCCGAACACTCAGCGTAATGTAAGCCTCGACATTGAAAACAACTGGATAGAATATCCATCTAGATACCTGTCTCTTCAAGCCGCACTAGATGAGGGTAGTGAACTCAAGGTTTACTACCTAGCAGAATGGCCTAAGCCATCTACCGCTTCTGACTTTACCTTTGTCGTCACCGTTCCATCATACGCCCATCAGGGTATGGTATTGTATGCAGCTTCACAGATGCTGTTGCCAACGGGAACGAGTACTGCCACGATTAGGCAGTGGAATCTCAGAGTAGATAGTGGAACACCAGAAGATAATCCTCTCGAACTTATGTCGGATGTCTTCTTGAGAAGGTTCCATCATGAAATGAAGATGATGCCACCCTATATAAAGGCAACCTCATGAGCCACATCGTATACATGGTCGTAAACAAGATTACAAGTGAATTGGATGATGCCTTGATAACAAACATCCCTCGGTCTGATAAGGCTAGGGCTGATTTGGTGAAGGCATATCGGTTCCAGGACTCCCCTAAAACATACGCACTCAATGTATCCGTTGTCCCAGGCGACCCGAACAAACCAGACACAGTGCATGGACGTATTGACATCGGTGAGGGCTTTGAAAAGCTAGGATTGAATATCCCTGCTGGAGAAGTAGGAGGCGGTCATCTATGGTGGAGAAGAGGCAGGATAAAAGTTGGATGCTTCTTTGTGGACAAGGGCTACAAGGAGGAGATTGCAGCTGATTATGCTCATGTCCTTCTTGGAAGAATCGAGTACTACACAGAACGTGTCAATGTTACAGGTTTAGTTGATGATTTTGGAGAACGTGCTCATGGAAATGTCCAAGTCTTTGCCTCCAATCTATTTGAAGGTGGAGGGCCAGATACATCTTATATCTGGCGAGGAGAAATCCATTGGCAAGTATTAACCCAAAGACCTTACTAGGAGTTTGAAATGACTACTGTTGCACAAGGCGGTATTCTAGGTTTTGGGCCATCGGCAGGGAAAGGCCAGGGTGTCGCAGCTGGTAATTGGTATAGACACAAGGCTACTCTCATAGACTTGGCTGTGCTTGATGACCAGAGACTTGGGCCTCCCGAAGTCGGTGGCCGTCCACTCCCAACCATCCCCTATAAAGCAGGGGTTATGGCTGGCGGTGGTGCTACTATCAATCCACGCCTGGAAGCTAGCGTAGGCTGGCTGTTAGGTGCTGCGCTCGGTGACTCGACCAGCACTTCAGGTAGTGGTTCAATTTATAACCACACGTTTAGACTGGATGACAATGCACCATCCGTGATTCCATGGATGGGATTCAGGAAGTTCATCCCCTCTGGCGGTGACGCAGGAGATTATGGTCTCGGTGAGACCTTTGTAGACTGTAAGGTCACTAACTTCTTGCTGACACTGCCTAATGATGGTCTAGTCAGCGCAAGAGTGGACGCCGTAGGGCGCACCTTCTCGCTTGAGGAAGACCCTTCATGGGGTATCACTGCTGGCTCAACTGGTGGATGGAATGACCCCTATGGTGAGTTTGAAGAGTACGACTCAATTCCTATCGGTACAACCCCTGGTGGATATATCAATACTCCAACGTTTGGTAATCTGCCTGTTGTGCTCTGCACCGTTGGTATGCAAAACATGCCTCTCGATGTCAGAATGGAAAAGGTGTACGGCTCCCCATACTTACAGGATGTCACCATCGTAAGTAGAGCAATAACACTTGACCTGACCGTCAAGTGGACTAATCCAGACCTGTACCGTCAGATTCTCACAGGCTCAGTAAGTGGGACGACTTGGAGTTCAGTGCCGTTTACTTCGGCTATTGACTTCTATACTCTGTCTCCTGATGTGATGCCTGGAGAGCTGAACCCATACAGTCTAAAAGTTAGCGTTACTAAGGCTATGCTGGCTCTTGCTGGTGGTATTCAGTTAGCTGGTAACAATGCAGTTATGATGCGCTTTACTGGAACGGCTCTTGATGTTCCAGGCTCAGACTACGTTACCTTCGAGCTGACCAACCAGTTTGCAAGCTACGCTTGGCCCTCATAAGAAGGAGTAAAGCAACCATGACGAAACAAGCTACTATCAGAGTTGCGCCCACTCATGTTGACAGCGATGTGAAGGGATTAGCATTTCAGGAAAACGGTGCCTTCTATCAGGTTACTGTAACTGGTGCTGGTACTGTTGACCTGTGCTATCTTCCTGCTGGTACTCTGATTACCAGAGTATTCGCACAGATTGAGACCGAGCTGGATGGTTCTGGCACGGTTGACATCGGTGTGTCCGAAGACGATGATGCACTCATCGACAATACTGAGTGGACTGAGACCACGGCTGACGAATACGCTAGCTCTCTGGAGACTACAGCCCCTAACGGTTTGTACCTTCCTGATGGCGAGTATGTGCGCGTTACAGTTGGTGGTACACCAGCTCAAGGCGTAGTTCGCATCCTACTGTTCTACGTAAATCTTGACTTAATGGAAGCTGACTATGGCTTCCACCTAGAAGCTGAAGTATAATAGCTGATGGGGGAGGGAGGGGATGCTCCCTCCCCTATATCTAACAAAGTTCCTGCACAGGAACAAGGAGACACATTATGCCACTGAAATTAGCCGCTCCTATTGAGCAAGAGTTTACCCTTGATAGGTCAGACGAGCTTTATGGTACTGATGGTGAGCCTACTCGCATCACAGTTAGGCAAGCTACTCAGGCGCAAAACGAGAAACGCTCAAGAGTATTCTCTGAAGTGCAAAGAGTTATGAAGGCTAGAACTGAAGACGACTCTTTCACGCTACAATCGAACTGGTCTAATGAGGAGCTAAAGAGAACCGAGGCATTTCTTACTCTTGTTGATTGCAATCTTCTGGACGAGAACGACAAATCGTTGTTCAAATTCAAGAAAGATAAATCGGGCAAGCAATACCTCGATATGAGCAATTATGAGTTTGCAGAAGCATGGGGTAAATTGCCACCAGTTATCGCAAATGAGATTCACGAGAAAGTTGTGGAGGTGAACCTCACTTGGGGTGGCCCTTTGGCGACTTAGCCCTTGCTGAGAAGCTGAGCGAACTAGATGAGGCATTACAGAATTATTTTGGTTCTATTGCGGAGGTGCGCTTAGGACTTAGGACAATAATACCTGACAAGCCAGAAGCCCTTATTCTCACGGAACAGTGTAAGGATTTGGGACTGCCTTTGGTGCAGGGCGGTATAGAAGACCAGCCTTATATTTGGATGAAAGAGTACGCTATTTGCGTTCAGACCAAGGCTCTCTTTGAAGCCATCAACAAAGCGCAGGAGAAAAACAAAGATGGCTAATGGCTACTTGAATCCTTATCGTGATGAGCCTACTTTTGCAAGTACTCTAAAAGCTAGCTTAAGACAGTTTGGTGGCGATTACGATGTAAAGACAGTACCACTTAGAGAGTATGTTCCTGGAGAGGGCTGGAGGGATGTTCCAGGACGCTGGATGACCACGATTAGGCACCCTGATGTTGAGGGTGGCTATTGGCGTGGCATAATGACAGCTGCGCCTAACCGCACAATGCTTGTTCAAGAAGGAATTGGTTATCGTCATTATATTGGTGAGACGAAACCAGCAGGCCCAAAGGGGATACAATTACAAGGGCAAAAGATAGAAGACGTTGTACCATATTATAGCGGTATAGAGAGTTTTTCTAGAAGACTTTCAGCTGCTTTTTATAGATACCAGCAACAACCTGAGGGGGATTTGAGCAATCGTACAGTCAATCAAATTCTAACAGGGCTAAACCAACCACGTCCAGGCAAGGCATTAGTTGAGCGTACGGGACTTGGTGGTCAGAACCTGGATATTATGCCAGGGCAACCAGTATGGCTTGCTCCAGAAGAGCTTACGGAACAGAGGCTCACCAATATGGCGTGGAGGTATGTAGTTGCTCAGAAAGCTGGAAGACCAGAAGAAATAGCTGCTGGTATTCGTGAGCAGCTAAGATTGCCTTATCTACCAAGACAAGTGCCAGTAGGAGCTGACGCTGAAGGTTGGTGGAAGTGGGCTGGTGGTGGCACACTTGGTGAAGCAGGAACCATGTATATGGTTGGCGTTGGTGCTGGTGGCCCGACTTGGGTAACTCCTAGCGGAGAATTAGCTGGTAGTGCCATGACAGAGACATGGCTAAAACACAAACATATTGGCGGTCTTCGTCCTTCTCATCAACTATATGCTTACGGCAAAGAAGGAGCGGCACCATTAGAAGCTCCTGGTATATATGAGCTTCCGTCCATCACTAATGAGGTAACCACTGAGCCATCCGTACGCGGTCTTAGGATGCAAGCAATAGTACCTATGACCATGATGCCAGCACAGTCTGGTATGGGACAATTTTGGCTTGGTAAACAGCTAAAAGAACAGCTCTCTTCGCAGGGACAAACATTACGAGTAGCCTCTACTGGTCGTGAGACAGTTATGCTTGGTGGGGGAGACATCAAAACCATACTTGAGTCGGGTTTGACCGTTGATAAGAGTCTTATTGGAAAACCTTTAGAGCCAGGAAAAAGGATTGCTTTTGGAAGTATTGGTACTGGTGCTGGCATGGAGCCAATGGAGCTTGGTTTTACTGCCAGTCAGCAACGGTCGATTATCACTGGTTATACACTCCACATAAATCCAGAAGAGATGCTAGATGAGGGAAGACAAGCTGCGATAGAGCAATACGCTGAAAAGCTTGGAATAAGGATAAGCCCAAGTCTTGAAGCTACAGAAAAGCCATATATTGCCGCCGAGACTCAACTCTTATCAGAGCCAGCATTGAAGGTTGACCCATTCAAGGTACAAATCAATGCTCCAGCTCTTTATGCTGACCCCGAAGAATACTACAGAATGAAGACATCAGGTGGTTATCTTCCATACAATATTCTAGCGGAGTCTAAGAGTTATGAGTCTCTATTGTGGTCTTCAATGAAGTCCATGCCAACTGCTGGCGAGAATAATCTATATGATTATCTGCGCTATATCTTTCCAGAGTCTGCTAAGGGAATATCAGCTTATGAACAGGGGCTGGCTGGCGAAAGACCAACAGCTACTGGTCTTGCTGGTGCTGTAGGTGCTGATAAGTCTGGCACTCCAGCAGGGATGCTCAAGGAAGCTGCCTTGAGAACATTCCAATATACTTCTCCAATGGCAGATATTGATATACAGAGAAACGTTGAATTATTGAATAGATTTAGTATTGGTCGTGTAGGTGGAGTAGTACCAGTAGAGCAATATACTAAAGAGGCAAAGCAAGAGTTTATAGAGACCAGTATTCAAGCTCTTATGAGTGAGACCGTAGAAGGTCAACCTGGAATATCAAGAAAGGAGGCTGAAGCTCTTGTAAAACAGCAATATCAATGGAGACATGAGGGCAAGGGTATTTATAGACTATCTGTAAATGTTCCAGAGGCTATTTATGCTCCTGTCCATGCTCAATTTGTGCCAGAGATGGTAGGTGTTGGTTCTACTCAGGGTTTAGAGGCTATGTCACTACGTAGTCAAGGCTTCTTTGATGCAGCTGATTACCTGACACGTAATAAGGAAAGAATATTTAGACAGACTCCATCTGCCGATGCAATACGCCAAATACAGAGGTCTTGGCAATATACACAAGCTGGAAAGATGCCAGACTTGAGTGAAACAATCCTTGTAGGAGAAGGTGGTATTGACCCCCAAGATATTATCAATGCCCAACAAGGGTTCAAGGATATGAACGATTGGCAAAGGTTGCGCTCTCTTGGGGAAACTATAAATAAGCTAGCTGGTAGAAAGGAAGGACAACCCAACCTTCCTATTCACTTCCTGTCTCAAGGGACTACTATTGCACACCCATTGTCATTTGCTAGACTTGAAACGGATGAACTTGAACTCTTGAAGAGTCTTGGTTTTGGTATGACCACAGGTTCTTACTTGAGCACCAAGATGTTGCCGAGTTACTTTGAGCTTGCTAATGCCGAAGGTACTGGAAGACCAAACCAAAAACTTAGAGCGAGAGTACTTGGTCTTCAAGAACAATTCCTTGGTAGTGAACTTATATATAAATCCAGAGGTGGCGGTATATTTGCACACGCTACTCTTTCCAATTTACTGATGCCAGGGAAAGAGTACATGTCAGAAGAAGGCGTTGAGCGTATGTATCGCATTATGGGTGGAACTGCCGATATAGGCTCTAAAGATTACTGGAACTTTGTGAGAACATTTCATGGTTCTTTTGGCACCGCCTCAAGACCGCCATACACAGCCTCTGGCTCAGAGGGAGTGCCTGGGGCTATTCAGGCAAAACAAATCTTGACACCGTTTGGAAAGAGAGGTGGTGGAATTGTAGCTGACTTGGCAGAAACTTATCGACAGCATGGGCTACCAATGCCAGAACTGATAGCTTCCGCTCTTGAAGGTGCCTCACAGATAGATGCTGACAAAGACCCCCGTATGTGGTTATCTCTCATGTATGGAGAGCAAGTGGGCGGGAAGATGCGCTGGAACAGGTTCATACCTAATAATGCTCCAAAGGGAGAATATGAGGATTTCATGAGGCGCGTTGCTGCTCAAAATGCTCCAATGGCTCAGATAGCAGCTATGAGAGGTTTCTACGCTGGTGGCACATTCATGCAACAGATGCCACTATTCGAGCAGATTCAAGGATTCTTTCTCGGTGCAGAAGGTAGATGGGGTCTAGGCCCATCATCTACTGCTACAACACAAGCCAGTAAACTCCCTGAAGCTTTAGAGAAGATAACCCTCAGTAAAGAGAGGGGCATGGGTACTGTCTACAATGTCTATGGGCGCAGAGGATGGGTAGCTGCCGCAGACCTTGGTGCTCCCGATATATGGACAGCAGGGGCATTGGATGTCACAAAAACCAGTGAGTACTCAGAAGCTGTCGATATGCGCTATATCCAAAAGTTTTGGGATACCATCATGGGTAGTGCTGGTTTCCTTGTTGGGTCTGAAGGCAAACCAATCTTTGGTGCTTACAAGACACCAGGAGAACATCAACCAGGAGATTACACTACAGGGAGGATTTGGGAACCTGCTGGTACTGACATAAGTGTGCTTACTGGAAATGTGGCTAAGTGGCTAGGCACCCAAGAAGGTCTATCCCCTATGGGCTTTGCCGCGATGATGATGGATATTCCAGAATGGAAACCAGGGGGAATGAATGACCTAGATTATGCCTTTGAGCTATACAAAGAGCAAAAGTCTATTGCTGGAATACTTGAGCCAGCTATGAAGGCTGGTGGTACCACGCTTACTAAAACTATAAATGAGCTTGTAGAGTCTGGTAGATTTAGTGAACGCTCTCTTGGTATCAATGCTCTCCTCACAAGAGCCATGGAATATGGTCAAAGGGAACACGGCGAAGCTCTTATAGGTGCCACACAACAATTCCCATTACGTCTTGGTGCTTACGGTAATCTAAACTGGCAACAGACAGTACAGCGTTTTGAGCCAGCATCTATGCTATATGACTTCCTGCTAGGAGATAAGTCTAAGGGACTAGCACGGTCACTTCCTCAAGCATGGAGAATGTTGAATTGGTTCAGGGAGAGTGGTTCACAAAACCAGTATCTTGCCAGACACTTTCACGCATCATGGGGTCAGGCGTTCAATCCACCATGGGCTGGCCCTCCAGGAGTAGCATCTGAAGAGGTAACAAGCTGGAGAAGAAGTGCCGAGATTATGGAACAGGAAGCACTACGACCATGGGCTAGAGTAGACGATATTGCACTACAGCTAAAAGAGGCTATGGGTAGAGGTGTCCGTCCTTCAGAGCTGGCATATCCTGGTAAAGAACTGCCGCCAAGAGAAATCCTACGAGCAGGGAAATTAGGACACAGAGCGGTTGAAGCATTTCTGAAATCTCAAGGTATTGAGGCTGAAATGGAGATTGGTGCTTTTCCTGGTATGACCACTGGTAGAGTTGACGTGCCATATTTTCAAGTAGGAGATAAAGTCGGGCCTCTTGACATAAAGATTAGTAGTGGCGACCCCACGGTACACCTACCTCAGATGGCTTCCTACAACCGAGCGTTAATTGGGGATATTGTAAGTATTGGTCAGGTGCCACGGGAAACACTCATGCGAATGAGACAGGAAGAACTTCTTCGTGCAAGAGCATCGGAGTTAGCAGGAACCTTACCAACTGGCGTGAGCGGTTACCAATTCTATCTCAACAATCTTGGTGGACGTGTCTGGCAGGAAGCAACAACAGCTGGTCTTACGACATATCCAGCTGCTATGGCAAATCCAAGTCGTGTGGAAGAGTCTCTTAGAGCACTTGCTCAGGCAAAAGGAATACAAATTCAAGAGCCAAATATACCGCCAATACCAATATCACGAGAAGAGCGATTTCCAGCAAACGCTCTTCCATCTACTGGTGGTGCTCAAACTCCCACTGGTGGTGGACGAGCCGCATCTACTGGTGGTGGAGGCGATTTTGGCGATTTCATGAACTTCATAATGGCCGCATGGGAGGAGTTTTCGGGTGGTGGAGGCGGTGGAGGCGACAATATTCAATATAGAAATAGGCGTCCTCCAAAGAACGCACCAAGACTTGAAGGAATATTCAAGCAGCTTCAAGGTGCTCTGGCTGAAGTAGCTACTCCAATAGGCGAGGGTAGAAATTGGGGAGAATTAGCTGGTGGTACTATGATGGAGGCTTATGAGAACCTTCCCGAAACATTAGCTAATCTGTTTCCAGAATATGCAGATGTCCTAAGCAAAACACCTATTAGTGGTCTTTCTCAAGTGCTTATGGCTATGCAGGAAAAAGGCGTTGATGTTGGTAAAACAATAAAACAGTCTCCTTTAGGGAATCTATTAGGCAGATTTGCAAGAATACAGAAGTGGTCTAATGAGCTTGCGCCAGCGATGGGCTATATTCCTGGTGTTAGTGCTCACGAGAACGCTCTTATACAATCTATTGCAAGAACTGGATACGAACAACAGATTGAGGGATTTGCTCCTGGTGGCGGTGAGAAGTATGGACAAATGGCTGGAACGTTTGAGGTGCTGTCTAGTATAGCAGGGATGCCATCTCCAGGAGAAACACTAACGGCAGAAGGTATTCAGATACATAAGACATTTGCTTCTGCCGTTGACTCTTCTAATAAAGCCATGCGTGACTTCATTGAAAATATGAAGCCATTTCACAAGGTTATCAAAGACGCTGGCATTGAAGCTAAAAGCTCTGAAGAGAAGCTTACTGCATTTGCTGAGTCTATCAAGTCTGAGCTTGGTGCTGAATTTAGAAAAACAGGCAAGCCAGGAATTCTATCAGCAGTTGATAGACTGAATATGAAATATGCCACTATGGAGACAGCTGCAAAAGCAGTATCAGATGCCTTTGGTGCTCCTACTGAGGGCGGCAGAATATCTCCAGAAAAGATAAAGCAATTACGACAGCAAGCCTATGACAACGCATCTATAGACCAACTTGCTATTGTTGACAATTATACAAAAGCCGAACAGGACTATAACCGACAGCTATTAGCCGCTGCTACTGGTGAAGATGATGGTGGTATGGGAGCATACAAGCAATTTGGGCGTATGACCAGACGTATGCTCGGCGGTTTTGGTCTCATGTATATGCGTTCCCTCGCAGGAATTATCACTGGTGGCACTCAGATGGGATACGCCGAAGGTATCCAGCAAAGAGCTGCTATAGAAACTGCTATGGGTGCTCGCTTTGGTGGCATGATGCCAGTACTAAATCCAGAGGAAGAGGTTACTAGAGCAGAGGCTGGTTATGGTGGCCTTGGTTGGTCTGCCGTTAGACGAACACAGGCAGGGTTGATAAGAGGCGGTTATGGCACGGCATTAGCAGCTGGTGGTGCAGCTCTAGGTGGTGCCGCACTTGCTGGCTGGTTAGGGATGATGGCTCCAGCAGGAAGCGCATTGGCCAATCCACTTCTAGCACCTATTATTGGTGGTATTGCAGCTCTTGGTACTGTAGGAATGACAGCTTATGGCGCAGCTCAGGTACCAGAATTATCAGGCGTTCAACTTGCACAAACTTATTATGATATTCAATCAAGATGGGGTGGTAGACCGCCTACAAACCTGGGTCAAGTGAGACAGTTTGCTGGTCAAATGATAGGTGGAATGATTAGTCCAGGAAGCCTCGGTCAGGCTTGGGCAGGTCTTTTCAATAAACCACAGTTTGAGCTGATGCAAGAAACTAGAGATGTGATGTTAGAAATACGCGCGGCTCAAGACCAAGGACAAAATATATCAGAGTACCTTCGCTCTACTGGTAGAACTGAAGAGGAAATTAGATATTACACTACACTTTATCAAAACTGGAGGGTTCAAGAACATCCAACCGTTCCTGTAGCTGGTCTTGCTGAGGCAACAGCACTTGAGACATATTATGGACTAGGACTAACACAGGGTGCAGGAGGTACTTACGAACAATTATCTATGGGTCTTGCTCAGAATATTCCTTATGAGCAAATGGCTCTTACAGTAGGGTATGCCCCTGGTCTCACGACGACACAGATTGAACAGAGAGCTGGGTCAACCATTGAACAATGGTTACGTCAGGGCGGTCTTACTGCGGCTGATATGACTAGGATACAACGTGGAGGAACACGCTATCAGCAGCTTGGGCCTCTTGTTCCAACTTATCCAACAGAAGAAGGACTTGGCGCACTACGGTATGCGCCTGGAATACAGCAAGCTCTAAGAGGAAGACAACAGTTCTTTACGGCAGAACAATACATGAGAGAGCTTGGCGATATTCCAGAATTGCAGTTCCAGCTTATGGCTCAACAAGCTAGAATAGCAGAACAGTTCACAACTGCTGGTTTTGAGTACCAGTTCCCAAGACTTGAGGACTATACAGAACCAATAACTCCAGAGCAATATGCACAGCAGTATCAACAGGTATACCCAATGGAGATAAGGGCGGCAGCTCTGGCACAATACCGTCAGGCAGCTGGGCAACTAGGTGTGACCCAAGTGCCAGCAGGATTTGGCCCTCTAGGAGGGGCTACTACGGGAGAGATGTTATTTGCGACATCTGGTATGCAAGCTGGTCTTGGAGTTTCTCAAACTTTGATAGGTCAAGGCGTCGCGCCTCTGCGAGCGGAAGCATGGGGTAACTATATTGGTGACCTTGCAGAAAATGCACCACAGCAGTATATGATGTATCAAGGAATGTTACAAGGTGACCCAAGAAGATGGGTTCAATGGGCACGACAACGCCCCGCAACGGCTCAAGCTCTCACAACAAGTGCGTTTGGTGGGTTTGGAATAACGATGAATCTCATGGGAGGTATGCGAAATATCCCATGGTCAACCATGTTCCACACCGATATATCTCCAACTGGAGAAATGACAGGATTGCCATGGGGTACTACATCATTGGCTACGGGACTGATGTCATCCACGGCGATGGGTGCTCAAATATTCGGTGCAAACGCTGGAACTCCAGCAGCTCAAGCGATGATAGAGGGTGGTCAGTGGGGTCTTCAGAGATACCAGTTACAGCTACAAGCTGGTTATCAGGCTACTCAGGCTGGTATACAGTTTCAGAGATTAGCACTACAGCGTGAGTACCAACCTCAATTCTGGTCTATTGAAGACCGTCAACGACAGCTTGGTTATGCACAACAGGAGTGGCAATTCGGTTTCCAAGAGCGGCAGATGGAAATGCAGAACCGTTTTTGGGAGCAAAACTTTGCACTTCAGCAGGAACAGGCTCAGAAGCAACGTGGTTGGACTAGAGAAGATTATAGCTATCAAGACCAGATTAGAAATCTACAGTGGGGTTGGCGTGTAGAGGACTTTGGTGAACAAGTTCGCTTCATGACAGGGCGTGACCGCAGATTAGCAGAACGCCAGATGCGGCGTGATGTTATCATGCACGGTCTTGAAGGAGACCAGATTGATAGACAACGTGCTCGTCAGGAAGAAATCTGGCAGATGGAAGACAAGCGGTTCGACATTCAGCGTCAACAACATGAAGAGACTGTTGCGATGCAGGAAGAGCAGCTCGCTAAGTCTAGAGAGTTCTACGAACAACGCAAAGCTCTTGAAGAAGAGTCTGTACAACTACAACGCAAGTATTGGGAAGAGAATATGCAGCTTTCAGAAGAAGCTGCTAGAGCTTCAGCTGCCTATGCCGCAGCTCAACAGGATGTCGCAGAACGTATGCAGGAGTTCCAGGAATATGCCACTCAGCTAAATCAAGATTTACAAGATGCAGCTACTTTAGGAATGGCTGAGTTTATAGATGCTCTTGAGAACCTTGACCCTGTACTAGCGGCTATTATAGAAGACCTTATAGAGGGAAAAACTAAGCTAGAGGAAGGTCTTGCTCCTGATTATAGTGACCCCAATACTATTCCTGGAGACAAGGGTAGTCCAGAGGAAGGAACTTGGCGTTGTCCAAGATGTTCTACTGTAAACTCTATAACAAGCCGTGTTTGCAAAAACTGTGGTTATGATAGAGCTACAAGTACGGCACAGCGCGGTGGAAGAGTGCGTGGTGGTCAAGAGGTATGGGTTGGCGAGATGGGGCCAGAGAAGATTATCCCAAGCTCTGATGGCTATGTCATACCTTCTTATAGGCTCAATCCGTGGGAGAAGGAGCAAACATTCTTTGGTAGTGATGGTGGCTCCAAGACCGTGCACATGATACTAAATGTCGGTGGCTATCAGCTTGCAGAGCTTGTAACTGATATAGTCGATAAGGAGATTGATGTCTAATGGCTTCCTATGCTTACATTCAGTTATGGGATAGCACAAGCGGTTCTGGTGGCTACTTTAGAGTAATACAGACTGGTCGTAAGAGAACTCTTGAGAAGTCTCAAACCAAAAGCACCACAATAGGTGGCGGTCTTGATATTACTATGGGTGGTGTCTACGAGACACACGACTACATTATCCGTGTCGGCTATGATGACCCTGATGCTGGTTATGGCAACTACGCTATACTCGAATATCTATATAGACTCAATAATCCAAATGGCAGTCCATCTAATGTCATAAAGTTTACAGACCACTATGGCACTCTACATGATGCCTATATCACAGGTGACTTTCAGGATGACCTCCTGGGATGTGACATTGAAGGACAGAACGCATGGTGGACTGTCAGACTTAGATTGGAGATAAAGCCAACAGTATGAGAACACTGTCTAATGATTTAGCCAATGCTATAGCTAATGATGATGGCATAAAGCCAGCACTAAAAGCTACAGTCTATAAGAGCCGTAACTTCTTTGAGTCCACAGACATTGAGGATGCTTATGAAGTCAGTTTCTCTCAAGGGTCTGGTATTCAGGACAATCCACTACCACAAGACTTGGACTTCAATGAGAGCCTTCAGCAGCTGTTCACTGTCTATAATCATAACGGCACAATCAAGCTAAGTGCCAGTGCTCAGGCAGACTTCACGCCTACCTATAGCGGTTCTCCATTAGCCACAAGTGGCAGTAGCAGACCGACTATTATTACCAGTGGCTCGGACGCTTATATCTACTTCTTTGGTGAAGACAATTACATTAAGAAGGCAACAGCTGATGCTGTAGCTATAGCAGCTGGAACCGCAGCTTGTATATCTAATGTTGAAGACATTGTTCTTACAAGCGGGTCTCATGGTGCTGTACACGCTGTGGACATTGACGACTTGGCGGTATTTCAGATTGTCTCTGATGGAGGGGTAGAGATGTCAAGGCACTACTATAGTGGCTCTTGGCAGTCCTCTACTTGTGTTAGGAACTTCTATTATCCTACTCATGTATATTCAACCCTTGAAGATACTGCTAGGCTAAACTTTAGTGCCGCAGTGAAGAGAGAAATAGAGGAAGGAGTCTATGAATGGCTCTACTACTTCTCGATGTACAATGGTGCTGTTTATGGATGTGTCATATCCAACGATGGAACATGGGGAGACATTTGGGAAGCTATTCCTGCTGATATATCTACATTCAAGCTTGCTCATGCCAGGATTGCACCTAACGGTATGGTGCATCTTACAGGACAATTCCAGAGGGCTGATATTATAGATAGAGCCGAGGACGACATACTCTTATCGGTTGATGAAGCATTGATGGACTCAACCAGTTACTTTACATCATCCGTAGTTCACTGCCTTGATTTATGGAGCGAAGAAG